CCGTAAGGCGCGGGGCTCAAGTTATTCTTGGAGTAAACCGATGTCATTATCATTTTATATAGTATTAGCCATAGCTATTGGCGGACTTATAATCTTAGAAGAAAGGTCGTAATGTTAACAATAATAACCGTACTAGTATTTGCATTTATCGTATGGATAGGTGCCCGTCTATATTAAGGAGAATCTAATGACAGTAGCAAAAGACTTTATGACAATTGATGAACTAATAGTAAACAGCCCACCGCATTACAAGCAGGGCGATGTTGAGTGTATTGAGGCTATAAAAGCAGCAACCGGCGACGGGTACCAGGGCTACCTGCAAGGTAACATTATGAAGTACATATGGCGTTACCGAGCTAAGGGTCAAGCGATAAATGATCTTAAGAAAGCTGAATGGTATCTTAAAGAACTAATTGTTGATGAACAAAAGAGACAAGCCCAATGATATATGCAACAATAATCATGTGTCATTTAGCAGTAAAAGGTCCTGAATGCTTACTGTTATCAGACAACCGAGGACCGTATACCGCAATAGAGCATTGTATATCTCGCATGAATCAAATGCATAAAGATGCTCTAAAGGTATTGCCTAAATATAAATTAGCAGAAACCAATTGTATATCAGAAAGGGGAGGTAAGTATGGAACAAAAAGATTCCCAAACTCGACGAGTTCCGTATAAAGCAATGACGTATCCAGTAGATGAGTTCGGTAGATTAGGTGGGTTGTTTAGCCTAGTTGATTTACCTGTAGCCAAGTATGTAAAGTACCAAGACTTACGTGAAGAAGATCAAAAGAAAGTAGATGAATCACCAATGTGGAGGAATCATGCCTAGAAACCTTACCAAAACCTATAAGAAAGAATGTTTTAAGTTCCTTGATAGCCTCAGGGAAAGTGGCGAATGTAATATGTTCGGCGCATGTACGTATCTAGTAGACGACTTTAACCTCGATAAGAAAGATGCAGTAGCTTGCTTACAAGAATGGATGAATAACAAGCGAGAAGAAAAACTGCAAGAAGACTTTGAATTAGCTAATTAGGAGAATAGCATGAAAAAAGCAACAACAGCAATACATAGAGTAACTAAAGAACGATTCCCAATGAGCGGTTATAAGTTTACTGTAACAAACCGAAAAGATCCTGCTATCATAGAGTTAAAGAAGAACGTAAAAGCTATGAACAGCGAGAGAGGCTGGGGAACCAAAATGAGAGTAAGACTAATGGGTCGTGGTCCAAGAACATCATGGGCTAGATTAGAAGGTAAGCACCCAAGAGCTTATGATTGTTACCTACCATTAGATAAAGCCACTCATTATGATGTGTATGTAAATGATGTTTATGTTCCATACCAAGACCATAGAGGTGCATAATGTTAGAACTTATATTATATAGTTTTGCAGGTGGTGCAGCATTAGCATACTGCATATGGTATTTAGCAGACGCATTAGCTAGATACTACGAATAGAATAAAAGAATACTCGCCCAGTAATTGACAGGTGTAATCGGCTGTCATCACGCCTTCTTAGCACAAGAGGACTTAACATATAATGTGACACAAGTAGTAAGATACTTTAGGGTTTATCTGGTGTGGCGACCAGACGAGTTTACAAGAGTTTAGTGTAATGGTAACACGCTGAGTTCCAACCTCAGAAATGTGGGTTCGATTCCTACAACTCTTGCCAAATAATGGAGAATGTTATGAGCTTAGATAATACAACTACACAAGAAAATGATAAGCATGTATTTGTTAAACCTGACGGCGGAGAAATCTGGTGCTATGGTAGCGTAGAATGGGATAGTAATTTCCAAATATGCTGTGATGATGAGGAGTTCGATGGAGTGGCAGCAGATATCGATGGCGAAACGTATAACACATGGGATAAAGTTTGTCAATATGTAATTGAGAACTACCGTGCAGATATAGAGGAGATAACGGCAGTATGACAAACCCAACTATAAAAATACATGAACGCATTATGCAGACCGTAGTAGAGTTAACAGAAGAAGAACATGATCCATTTGCGGTGGCGGGCTGTTTGCTCGCCATTGCTATCTTTGTATACCGATCTGAGAAAATGGAATGGGATACTATTGGAAGACTACTTACTGAATGTGTTAAACAAAGCGTTATATCAGAAGACGTAGTAAAGGAGACATTACATTGAAAGAAGAAAGTTATTTAGAAGAAGCCATAGAAATATTGAATGAATGTGCAGACTTAATGAAAAGAAAAGGTAAAGACTACCAAGGTGGTTCTGTGTGTGATGATGACTATTACCCGCATGGATGGCAGTCATTTGATACTATGCTAACAACTAAAGTGCTACGCTTTAGATCTGTTATGGAACAACAAGGCGATATAAACTACGATACAGCAGATGATTGTCTTAGAGATCTAATTAACTATGCAGCACGTTGTATTGTATGGATGGAAAGAAACTACGCAGGTAATAAAAAGATTACAAACGAATGATGTTGTATGCAGTAGTAATAGAGCCTTTCGATGATGGAACTGAGTACGTCAAGGAAGGCTCGGTGTGGGATAATGAAACACCAGTAAAGTTGTTTGATACTAAAGAAGCTGCACAAGAAGAAGCAGCTAAATGGAATACAGGAAAGGTAGTAGAATGGCGAACACCGTAAAAGATATACGTACAGCATTTATTGATATGCATCGAGACAAAGAGATACAGCCTGATGGTAATCTTGAAATCATAGGTGCTAGCTTTTTAGCAACTGAACCGACAATATTTGGTAAACCGAATCGTGAATATCAAGAAGCTGAGGTCAGATGGTATGATACACTCAGCTTAAATCTTAAGGAGTTAGAGAAAGAATATGGAAAAGTACCAGTCATTTGGAAAAAGTATGCGGCGAATAGTAAAGGCGACATTAATTCTAATTATGGCTATCTCGTGTATAGCGCTCTTAACGGAACTCAATATGAATATGTACTTCAAGAGCTAAAGCAAAACAAAAACTCACGTAGAGCTACAATGGTGTATACTAATCCGAGTATGCACACTCAGTACAGAGAACACGGTAAGAATGATTTTGTTTGTACTAATGCAGTTACATACTACATTAAAGGTACATTGATACATGCTGTAGTACAAATGAGATCTAATGATGCTGTGTTTGGCTACATAAATGATTTATTCTGGCAACGTACCGTCTTGCGTAGATTGTGTAAAGATCTTGGTTACGACGAAGGTCAGATCGTATGGCAAGCGCAAAGCTTACATGTATATCCTAGACATTTTCATCTGATTGATGATTACCATTACTCAGCACCTGTTGATTACGAACTAGAAAACATGGGAGCATATGATATAGGAGCGTATGATGACTAATAACTTATTAAACTTTCCAGCTATAAGATTAGCGTTTAAAGAAACTACTGATATGTTAGATGAGCTAATGCAAGAAGCAGTTAAAAGTAACGAACATGCAGTAGCAAATGCATATCGAAACGCTTTTAAACTAGTGCGAAAAGGTATAAAGCAGGCTGAAAACCAAGGTCAATGTAAAATACAAAAACAAATTGATGAAACAATGAAAGAGTTATTAGCTATAAGACATAAAGATCTACAGTCTCAAGCTGAAAGAACTAGACAAATAGTTGAAAGAAGATATGATGCATGCTGTACTGATCTTGCAACAGAACTAATAAACAAACTAAAAGAACTTAAAGTCTCTAAAGAAACTCTAAATGAAAGCGTAACTGAACTATATGAAGCTGCTGCTTATCATGTAGGTAAGTATTATGAGGAGAAAGGTATTGACGTATGAAAGCGTATCATAACGAAGGATTTGGTTGGGCTTTTTTCTGGGTGGTAATGCTAATGCTAGTGTTACCACTTGCAGGCCTAATGACTATAGACGATACATGGGAAAGACTAGTAAAGAAATATACAGACCCATGGAAGTCTGACTGTTGGGAAACCGCCAAGCACGAAAGAGTTTGTCGAAATAATAATCAATGCAAATGGTTTAGGAATTTTTGTCATGAAGAATGAAGGAAACAATTTACTACTTACAATAGGTTTAATAATAGCTATGACGCTAGCACTTAACGCAGTAATACATGGAGTAATATTTTGACACCTAAGTACGATATATCGTGGTACATTAAATGGGGATCGAGTTTTATATTACTCATAGCTATGTCGCTTACTTCTATTGGTGGATTAGAACCGTTTAACATAATGCTTCACCTAATAGGAGTAACTGGCTGGCTAGTAGTAGGAATGTTATGGCACGACAGAGCCTTAGTATTTATTAATGGGATAGCAGTCTTTATATTTCTATCCGGAATTTTAAAGTTTTATTTATAGGAGATAACATGGCTAACGCAAGAGGAAAAGAAATAGATAATACGCATTTAAGTATAGACCAAGCAGAAGCTAGAGGCTTTATACATAGAGATTATATAGCTCACTGCTTACGATGGACTAAGATAGCTAAGGACTTAAACCTTGGTGGTAAGTATAAAGAAGCCGACATAATAGATGTAGGTTGCGGTAAAGATATGCCATTAGCTAGAATGCTAATGACAAACCGGATGGCACCAAGAAGCTATGTAGGTATCGAGTATAATAAGATGGAAATACCAGCTATGTTTGATAACACTACGTTTCAGCCACATCTAATAGACAATGTAGACTTTACTAAAACCGACATAATAGAAGACAGCTTTAATGTTAGTGTTTGTCTTGAAGTGCTTGAGCACGTTGAGCCTTCAAAGGCTATAGCAATATTAGATAAGCTAGCTGATGTAGTAGTTCCTGATGGCACATGTTACTTTTCAACACCATGTTATGATGAAAAAGTAGGAGCAGCTAAGAACCATGTAAATGAGATGACGTATGAAGCGTTCGGTGCTTTATTAGAAGCAAGAGGCTTTCAAATAATAGATCATTATGGTACGTTTGCTTCACAAAAAGATTACAAGCATGAGCTTGATGGTAACACAAAGTACTTGTATACAAAGCTTAGCGAGTATTACGATACAAACTATCTTGCAACTTTATTCGCACCATTGTATCCTAGCATGTCAAGAAACGTATTATGGAAATGTAGAAATACAAAAGGATCTATCCAAAGTGATATTCCTAAAAGGTTTCCTAGAATTTCAGAATTAGATGGTACGTTAGGATCTTCTGAAAAAGCCAATGACTTAAGATATGCGTGAACCAGAA